ACTGTCCCTCATTACCTGATAGGTATTGGTTGTGGTTTCCAGAAGCATCCGCATGCTCCCTATACGGTCTGCCGCAAGGGGCCTCCGAGAAAGCATCGTTGCAAATTCACCGTCAAAAAAACAAAAATTAAACCTAATCGTTCGTATTGGAGTATTCCTCTTGGCAGGATTTACCAAAGACAGAGGCTCATAGAATGAACGAGCCGAGCCATAAAAATCGCCCCATGTTCCATGAAACATTTCATAAGGGTCTGCGTCATAGCGATCTTTGTTTTTTAGCGCCGCTATTGTTTCTCCGTCCGCATCCAGAAGCTCCAAATTGAAGCACCCTCCGCATGGACCGGGAGACCCCGAACCATTTTCATGCCCGGGTGTATTCTTTGGGTCTCCACAGTAATCCCGGTCGTTGTATAGATAAGGAATACGAAGCGAAAAACATGCTTGCGGGGCCGCTGATAACGAGTTCATCAGCAATGTGGGACGGTTAAACATTTCCGCCTCCATTAAGCTGAGCCTCTAACTCGTTAATCCGAGCTCTCCAAGATTCTCTCTGGGTGATAACTTCCGAGTATTCCTCGATATTTGCCGCACCTTCCGCAATCTTGATAACCACATAATCAGTCTCTCGAAGTTGAGCCTTAAGCAAAAAGATTTCTCTTTCTGTCTGCACTTGAGCCGGAGGTTCCGGATCAGGCTCCTCCGTATATGCAACTCCGAGTTTTTCCCAAAACTCAGCCTTGTTTTCTTCAGGCTCCTCGCCAAAAGCCTTCCTATCTTCTTTCCAAATCGCCTGACGAACCGCATAGCCTGAACGGTATTCTTTCCCGTTAAAAGTATATTTTCGAAGCATATTTCCTCCTAGGCTGTAAGACTTAGGTAATTGATATAACCCTTTGCGTTGCACTTAAAGAAAACCAGAACTCCGCCTGTTTCCAACGTAGGAGCCTCTCCTCCGACAAAAGACCATCCGGCACCTACTACTATCTGCGGACTCACACTTGTAAGCCGAGCTACCTTGATCCAAGATGCATCATCAGACGAAATATCCGTCGTGCCAATAGCTCCGATCCCTCCAAAATCAAAAATGTCCGGGCTGTCCTTTCCCACTGTGTAAACTTTTTCCGCAGACGCTTCTTGCGTCGGCGTATCCTGGTAACCCGCAAGTGAGCCTCTGTTTCCGGTCCTAGGGACTAAATTAGAAACATCCGCCGCTTCGCCCGGATCACCTTTATCGCCTTTTTCACCTTTGAGCTCAGCTTTCTGTTCTTCGGTCAAGTCACCAAATGTCAGAGGATCGCCCTTATCTCCTTTCGGTCCTTTTAAAGCCTGCAATTGTTCAGCCGTAAAATCCGAATAGACAAAAGGATCACCTTTATCCCCTTTTGGAATCTTAAAGTTAAAGTGCGGCGACTCATCCGCCCCGCTTCTTTCCACTTCCGGACGAGCTCCACTATCGAGCATACTCACTTCTATGGAAATCTCCGGGGCGGGTCCCATAGGACCGACATCACCAAAAACAGCCAGGCACGGACCAAGGACAATTTCCGTTCCCTTCAGCTCGGTAAGCTCAAACACTTCGCCGCTGCTGTTGATAATATGATCTCCAACTTTGGCATTAGAATTCGGCGTTAAAGCGGCTGTAAGGTTAGTTCCCTCATGCGCGTCAGTAAGCCACCTCATCGAATAACCGGCTGAATTTACAAGTTCTTCGACCTGATTCTTCGAGAGCTGGATTGCATCAAGGATCTCTTGAGCCTGAAGCTTAACAAGATTGACCTGTTCCCCGCCCTTTGCATCCAGAGCCGCTATAAGAGTCTGAAGTTTCTCTTCCAGCTCCGCTGTCTTTTGCTCAATCTCCTCCCGGGAAGCGGCCGTGGCTGCATTAACTGCCGCAACCTGAGTTTCTCCTGCCTCTCTAACCTGAGCAACTTTTGAATCCGCCTCAGCCTGAGCCGCCTCTGCAAACTCTTTAGCTTTATTAGCCCAGTCCTGAGCATCTCCCGCGAATCCTTCAGCTTTGAACGCCCGCTGTCTGAAATCTTCGAAAATATCGGCCAGCTGATGCAGATTATTTTCATCTGGCTCAATCCCCGCGCCTTCGATTACATTCATGAATTCTTCTGTAATCATATGGTGCCAATAGGAACCCAGTGTAGTAGGCAGCCTGTTTAGAGAACGATCCCCGTCCTGAGGATAGCCATAGGACGGATTTTTCGGAGGCAGAGGTGGAGTATCCGATGCGTTTGCGTAATAAAGTCTTTTCATGATGCACCTCCCTTAACCCATCGTAAATCGGTAAGCGAATACAACCAGTAACCAAAGAACAACCGCAGCCATCCCGACAAAAATCCATCGAACAATCTCTGCAGCCAAGCAAAGTTTTGAGTTTTCCTGTGACATTTTCCAGACCAATTTGCAAATATGTTTTGTTAAAATGATTCTCATAGAGTTACCCTTATTAACTCCATACAAAAACCGCCTTGAGCTCGCTACTCTTGGCGGTTTGCTTTTAGATATTAAAAAAGCCCCTTTCGGAGCCTGTTAAATGTGAATATATACGGGAACCCTGCTGGCAGGCGGCTGAATATGATTTGTTCTGCCATATACAGGAGAACATCGGGACGCATCGAAGTCAACTCGCCAATGATCATCATCACTACCGGATCGAGACCCTTGGTTGTGACGCGTCCAAGTACGCCAAAAAGCCCCGGCCACCATACCCGTATCATTGTCAAAAGCATTGAAGTCACCAATAGTTCCCCAGATGGGAGGCGCCCCGGAATCAATATATTGGCCTACTCCCCAGTTAGATCCCCAAAGTACTCTATCGAGCAAATAAGGGATGTTAAAAGTGGTTGAGCCATTACCGCCGCCCCACGTCGTGCCGATCGCTCTAAACAGACTGGCATAAGTTGAACGACTTACGGCTCTCCCGTCGCATAGAAGCCAATTAGGGTTATTGATGAAGCAGCCTGTATAAATAATGAACCCCGGCGGGAAGGTTTCAAATTTATCCACTCTGTCGCTAACTCCTTTTAGCGCTTCATCGATTTTCTTCTCCAACCTTGTCAGTCTGGCCTCGATGCTCTGATTAAGCTGATCCAGTGTATTTTTATCCGGTGTTAAGCCGCCTCCCACAATCGCGTTTCTAATCTCCTCCGTTACCGCGTTATACCAAGGCGCCTTCGGAACAGTCGCAAGCTGTCCGCCTGTACTCGACCCGTCCGTCGGGTATCCCAAAGGGGCATCTTCCGCAAATCTTGGCTCAACCTGAACCACTCTAGCTCCGTATGCTCTGTCCATTTTCCTGTTCCTTATAATCCCAATAGCCAAAATAAAGTGTGGTATGCGCAGGCGCATATCGTCTTATCAAGCACTCAATCACCGAGTCTCCCCACCAAGCGAGCGCCTCTTTTGTTTCTCCGGTTACCTCATGCCACTGCAGCGTACTGTTTGAACCTCCGATGACATTGACGCGCCAAGTGTGAGGCCAAATGCCGTCGGCCAGCACATCGTTCACTCGGCTCATGACGCTATAGCCATTAAATTCATCTATCACAATGAGATAACCAAACATGGCCGCCAAATCGATAAAAAACTGCGGGGTCTGAGAGCCCACGGTCGTCATCTTCCAAATCAAAAGACGGCGTAACGTGTTGATATCTGTTGCGCCCCAGAGCTTTAAGCATTCATCCGGAAGGCCCCATTCTTCCAACCACTCGGGAAAGGTTTCTATCGCAAAGCGAGGGTCCGCCTCAGTAATCAGCGCATTCGCTCTTGAATCAATGCGTGCGAGCTCAATAGCCCAGACCTCAAACATCATGGCATACAAACTGGCCGAATCCCCTCTTGGCCATACCGGTCCCGGAGGAAGAAGCTCTTTGAGCATGCCTACATACTCGTTTGCCGTTACTGCCATGAAATCTCTCCCAGAGTCGGAAGCTCGTTATTTGTCTCCGGAACCGGATCAGCTGTTGGAAAGACGACTGAATGATCCTCCTCTCCCAAAGCTGCGCTAATCGCCGCTCGAATGTGAGATAAGTAAATCCTTTGTCCCGGCACGCCTTCTCGAGCGAATAAGTCTTTGAGCTCTTGTCTTACCGCCTCCCGAACTTCGGCGTCATCAGGCAGAAGCCCCGCGATCGTAATATTTACCGGTCGAACTTTAGGAGCACTGACATACAGATGAGCCGTGACCGGACGAAGCTTATCGATATGCTCAAACACCTTATCAAGCATCGCCTTATCCGGAATAATCTCATCCATACCGTCACAGACGAATCTAACCGTGACAGTGCCTTCTCCTTCCTCCTTCGGAAACGCCCAAGCTCTGGTTACTCCGGGTACCTCTAAGGCCCACTGGACATAATCCGATTCCGTCCCTCCGTGCGGAGTTTCTCTAACTCTGGAAAGAAGCCTTGCCCTCAGACTCTCGTCCGCTTCAGCCTCACTTCCTCCGCCAAGCTTAATAATTGTGACCTCGCTGTAGACACCGCTAATAGGCGAAACTAAGGTCAAAACATCGTCCTCCAGCTGATTGCCGGATATACCTTCATTTAACGCTTCTACAGATGTGCTTCCATTGGAGGCTGTCGGCCCTGTGGTCTTGTACTGGATGCCGTCATCGGACTGAAGTATGGTACCTTCAGGTATATTGACAAGGTCCGCGGAAAAACGAAAGATAACCTCGCCGGAAGCTTTTGTCGCCTTCTTTCTGGTCAATCCATAAATAGAAGCCCAGCGATCCAAATAATCACTCTCAGCCGTATCAAAAAACTGCTGTCGGTTCAAGTACTCGATATAGCCATAGAGTGAGTGGGCCGCACCAGCCAGTACTCGATCAAAGACTTTGGCATTAGAGCGCCTCATCTGCGGAACCGATAACCGGCTTTGGGTGTCTCCGTCAAGCCTTTCAATGATCTCTTTTAGTGTTGGTCTCTCAAAACTCATAACTTACTCCATACGTCAACAAAGCGAGCGGTAAGTGTTTTCTGGTTAGGACGAACAATTTCAATGAGCAGGTTAAGACGATCGATCCCGTCAAGCTCAGCCTTTGCGATCACTTCACTTGCAATATTGTCTTCAATCATCCACTGAAGCGCCTCCTGAGCGTATTCTTCTGCCAGGGCCAACGTTTCAGTGGTAAGGCTTGAGCGCATCAGCAGCCAAAGCCGTGAACCGAACTTATCTCCCTCTTCAGAAAAAGAATCCGCCCACCAACCCATCTTGGATTCAGTCGGTCTTTCGTCATCGTCCTCTGCTCTCGCCCAAGAAAAAAGGCTGTTCACCACAGCCCTCGCTAAATCATCCTTGGCAAAATCCGTTAGAGTTGCCTCGGCTCCGTTTAAATAAAATTGCATTGCCCCTCACTTAAAGGCATCTCTTATCGCCTTTACCGCTTTTGCTATTGTCCACACCGCCAGCCCATAACCAATTAAGTAAAGAGGCAGTGCGGCATACCAACTTAATGAGTCCGCCATCTTCAACATTCTCGCTAAATCTTGTAAAATATCCATATTGCTATAGTTTTCACGTTGTGAAAGAGCCCGCCTGAGTTCGCTGCTCAAACGGGCTTAATTTTTTGTTCTGCATTACATCTTTTGGTCCGGAGTTGCTCCGCCGTTATGCGTATGACCGTTGTAAGTTCCTCTCATACCGGCCATAGAGTAAGCGCCTCCTTTATCTTTGATGTCGCCTTTTGCAACGATATTGCCTCCGACTTCAAGATTTCCCGTGCATTTTGTCAAAGGAGCATCTACTGTCACCGAGGCCGAAGTGTTTACCAAGACCGGACTGGAAACGCCCTCTACCCTTATCCCGTCGCGAGAGAGATAGATTTTTCTTCCAAGATCATCAAAAACACAAACCTCTCCATCTTTCAGATCAGTCGGGCGATAGCGGCGATCCGTAACAACGACGGCAAGAGTTTGATCACGATCCCCGCCTAAAGCTAATCCAATAGCTTCAGCTCCGACATGAGGCTCAGAAGTAAAACCGTATGGTTCAAAATGCTCTACCGACTCTCTGATATCTCCACCCAGAAGCTGAATCTGCAGTGTTCGAAGTTTTCGAGCTCCGTTCTTGGCTGAGAGCGTCGCTCTGTTTATTAAAGCTTTTAAATTCATTTTCGTTAGGCAAAAATAAACCCGCCGAATTGGGCGGGTGAGTCTATAAAAGATGCAATTAGAATCTGCGCGGTTTACCAGCCAAGATTTCAGCAAGGGCTCCTGCATCGTCTAATCTAAAATCTTGGGACTTACGTATGGTTATCTCTGCTTGCAGTTTTTCGCGGAAAATCTTTTCTTCCATCTTTCGTTTTTGCTCCGGGCTGACGTAGACCATACCCTTCATATCTTCTTCAGTGGCATACAAGGCCGGATCCTTCCATCCTGGAATATGTACACAATTAGTTTCGTAGCCTTCAGGAGTGCGATCGCATTTAGTACCCGCAAAAGAAGGCAGTACGAAACAAAGAGGAACTAAAGCAAAAAGAATCTTTTTCATATCTACCACCTCGACTTTTAAGTCTTTCCACTGTCTTTCTTTATATCACTATTCTCCTCAATTCTAATCTTTTTTGCGTCAGGTTCAGAAAATAAATTAAAGCGAGATTTTGTACTTAATGTCATTACTGACGTTGTTCCACTACTACTCAGAGAGTATGTGATTTGTGTTGTGATCCACGAAGCGTTCTCAAATGGTCCCAGCATCGGATCTTTAAACCCAATAACTGAGTTAACCCTCCACAACTCTCCATTGCTCTGTCTCCAGCCCTGAACCTTGTAAGTTAGAGTATCCGACTCTCCCGCATTCACTTCTTTGATAATCTCCGCCTTTTTCTGAAGAATCTCCGTCGAAGCGTTCCAGGCTCTTGCTTTACAAACCACCTTGCACGCTTAACCCACCCATCTTAAGCTGTTCCTTTAAGATGATTAGCTGATACCGGAAGCTCGCTTGTCGGATTAGCGGTTTGGCAAAAACAAAACCCGCCGAATTAGGCGGGCGACGTGCATTTTTCAACTCAGCGGACTTTCCTAGGAACGCCAGAAAGAATATCTTTGATAGCCTGTTCTCTTGTTGCAACTCGATCCTGATACATTCGAGCGGTGATCTCATTCTCCAGAGCTTCTTTGAAAATCTTTTCATCCATCTTTCGTTTTTGCTCGGGACTAACGTGCACCATACCTTTCATATCTTCTTCGGTGATATGAAGCGCTGGATCTTTGTAATCCGGGTCGAAGACCCAGTCTTGCTGTCCTTTTTCATTAATGAAATAACGAACATCAGCTGATGCACTGCTCGCGACTGTCAGTAAGAAAAACACGAACAACAACCGAATCGACATATCAACCTCCGAAAGATAAATTAAATTTTACCAGAGCCAATCTTTATTTCGGACAAGTTCGATGTTTCTCCAATAGTCTTACTGTCCTTCTCTTCCAGCAGTCGAAATGCTTGAGGTGAAATGCACGTGAGTTCGACGGTTGATCCTGCAGACGACAAACTGTATCCAATTTTGCTAATCAATAACGGTATATTTTTTATTTCCAGTAAAGAATCGAAAATACTAACCTTGGTATTAACCTTCCACAGCTCGCCGTTGTTCTGCCGCCAACCCTGAACTTTGTAGGTTAATGTATCGGACTCCCCTGCGTTCATATCTTTGATAATCTCCGCCTTTTTCTGAAGAATCTCCGTCGAAGCGTTCCCAGGCTCTTGCTTTACAAACCACCTTGCACGCCGAACCTCTGGATCTCGGGCCGTCGCTTTGAGATGATTAGCCGACACCGGAAGCTCACTGGTCGGGTTGGCGGCCTGTCCTAAGGTAACGTAATCACTAAACCTCTTCGACGCATCCTGAGTACGTTTACCTTCAAGAATATTCTTCCCTAGTTCCAGAGTGTCGTGTGCATTACCTCCGGATCCGGCTTGAGCAATAACCAAGTTACCCGCCTCATCATCCGTAAGCAGAATTCCGTTCTTCTGAAGATATCGGGTCACGGCAGCACCTACAGTTTCCGTCGGGGAAAACTCTAAATTTCTCCTATCCACCGATTTCACTTGATCCACAACGCCAATTCCAAACGGAGCGCACACCGCCTTTAAGTTCTGCTCATGCGTCTGATTCTTGTAGGAGTTCGCCATCCCGTGCGGCATGCAGCAGTCCTGTAAGTCGACCGTCTTACTCGCGCCCGAGATAGTAATGCTGATTCCGGAGGCAGAATAACTTACCTCCCGCTTAGTAACGTAACCGGTCAGAACAAGATCGTCCCCAATAAATACCTTCACCTCATCCTGAGGCTGAATACCTATAGTCAGGTCTTCTTTACTTCTGGTTGACCTAACGGAGAAGACTCTGGCCAAGCTTTGAAGCGTGCAGGTAATACTCACATCCAACCAGTTCTCGTATTTTCTGCCGTTGACAAAAAGAGTTACGGTGTTATCTGAGATTTTCTTTGGCATGTCGCTCCTTCTCCCAAACCGCTATTTTGTGCTCCCAATACATTTGAGATTCGATCTCCTCCAGCACATCATTTCCTTTCCATGTAAGATTCGGACCTTCTATTAACTTTTCCCTGCAAATAAGATCCAAGTGGTATTTAAATTCTTCTTCTGAATAGCCTCGCCCGGGGTAATACGTTGACCACTCATACCCTTGTGCGCATACATTCAGAATATCGTACAGAATATTCCGATCTCTCCTCACTTAGCTTTCCTCATTACTCATTCAACAATTTCAGCGGCACCGACGGCACAAAACCTGAGTGCCGGATCTTATTTCTCCCGACAATCTCCGGCTCTCTGGTTGAGTCTCCGTAATAGTCATAAGCTAAAACCAGCGCCGGAGTCACCGCCGAAGGCGTAAACGTTACGAGCCTTGCCTGATTCTCCGCTCTTTGCGTAATTGCCTCATACACTGCGGAATGAGCCTGATTTAACGCTTCATAGACCGCATCGTTTCGGGTTCTAAACATCTCGGAATCAATCGCCTCAAGAATGTTGTCCCGAACCAAAATCAAATCGTCGTACGGAGCTGTTTGAACCGCCACAGATGTATCTGCTCTATCGTTTTCGGAGCCTACTTCAGAAGCGGCGAGCACCGCGTTTGAAATAGCGGACTGCCTTACAAGCGTTTGGATTGCCGCGTTGGCCGCCTCAATTCTCTCGCTTGTTGTCCTGGAAGCAGCTACTGCAGACTCCGCGCTGCTCAAAGATGACTCCTTCGTAAGCAGGCTGAATCTATTGGCGACATCGCTCCAGGCATGAACAGTAGAGGCAAAGCCCTGAAGTCCAAGAACATCCATAAGCCTTTGCCCCAATGAGCCCGGAGAGCCGCTAACTAATGTAATCGCATCGTTAGCTAAATCAGCCAAGTCATCAGCCAAATCGAACGCTTGATAGATTCGATTCAAACTTTCTGCTGAAAGAAGCTTTGTAAAATCCTCTCCCACCGTCTTCTTAACAAAGTCCTGAGCTCCGGCAATATCAAATTCTTTGATAAATTCGTCAAAGGCGGAATTGCTTAACGCGGATGCGGCCTTTAAACAGCGCGAACCCGCGTCAACAATCGAATTCGGAAACTCTAACTTGCCGCTTTCAACAAAGTTAAGTGTGACGGTGGAGAGGCGGTTGGATTCAAACTTCGGGGAGGTAAGATCAACGGCCACCACCTCCATGGTACCAAGCCACGGATGAATAAGCCTGCCCGACCCTTGTTTTTCACAAGCCGCAATCAGACGCTTCATCCGGGTAATATAGTCGGCTCCTATCACATACGCAGTCAGCGTAATAGTCCTTTTAGAGCGTCCCAAATCTTCGGTAAACGGCGTATCTCTTTGCGGATACTCAAAAGTCTGAGTCCGCCTGCCCACCTTAAAATCTGAACTTGTAACCTCAAAGGGCACCCCTCTAAAGGAGGCGCGTCTTAATTCCGGCGCGTTCATCAGTCAGCTCCCACAAAAGCATAATTTCCGGTCTCTGCTCTCATATTTCCTCCATTGGAGTCTGTTTTTTCTACCTGAGCGTTCAATCCCTGCGGAACCTCGACTCTGACAGTCAGCTGGTTATCAATCTCAGTCCTAGGCCCCATCAAACCTTGAGTCATAGAAGAGACTTGAGAGGAGTCCAGCATCGGAGCCTGCGCCTGATGATTCTCCTGAGCAGAAAATCCGAGCATTTTCTTTGCCGAGCCTTTGATTCCTTCCCATGAAAAAGTGTTTTTAATACTGTCCCATGTCGCGCAAAGACCGTCCCAAAGTGCGCGGATGTTCTTACAAGCATTGTCCCAGGCGATAGAAAACCCTTCAGGCAAACCGCTTAAAACCTTTGATAAGTCCGGGAAGGTTTTCTCAAACCAAGCCGTGATTTCATCCCAGTTCTTCCATAAAGCCACACCGGCAGCGACTGCACCGGCAAGAATCACGCCCCATGGACCGAACGCGGAGACGAACGAAGCCCCCACGCCGTAAAGCGATTGACCGAGGCTAATCATATTCCCGGCAAGCATTAGACCGATGGCAGCGCCAAATCCCTTGATAATCGTGTCCCATCCGCCGATCGAGTCCACAAACTTCATGAATCCGTCGATACAGTTGAAAATACCGTTTACCACTGCCTCAAAGTTAATTTGAGCGATGGCCGAAGAGATCTTTTCAAAGATCTTTTCCAGCCTCTGAGCAATTAAATCTTTATTGGCAACTATCCAATCCTGAAGCCTCTTGACAATGCTCTCGATGATCGGAGCAAGCGAAGCGCCGATGGTGGCCGATACACCGTCTAAAACCTGAGAAAACTTACTCAGTGTGTCCGTAAGATGGGCAGAATCAGCCACCATCTTATCGGACATGACAATGCCAAGCTTCTCTGCCTCGCCGCCCATGTCATCGAGCCCTGCCGCTCCGCTCTCCAATACCGGTATCAGCTGTTTAGCCAAATCATCGCCGACAGCGGCCGTTAGAATTCTGAGCCTTACCGCAGGAGATTCATTGTTCTTAACCGCCTGAGCAAGATTGCGCATGACATCGGCCGCATCGCGAATGTTTCCCTTAGAATCCTTGAGAGAGACACCCAAGCGCTTAAAAATAGCTGCGAGCTCCTTATTTTCTCCTCTGGCTGCTTTCCCCATGTTGTAAGTCAGCTTAACCAGAGCTTGATCCATCTGCTCAGCTGACATACCTCCGAGTCCGGCAGCATAGCGAAGTTTCTGTAAAGAAGCGGCGCTCACGCCGGCTCTTTTACTGGCCTTATCGATAGAATCGCCCAGAGAGGTGAACTTATCCATTGCCGACTTTAGACTGAAGCCGCCAACTCCGCCTAAGACTGTCAGGGGCAAAGCGAACTTACCGGCCAAAGCGGCCGAGGATTTGCCTAAGGCGGAAAAGGAGCGCCCGAGCTTTCCGAAATTAGAGTCTATCTTCTTGAGCGCGGGGCTTATCTTATCCGTCGCGGAAAGGATGGCCTTGAGGCTGTACTCTTTTCCCGCCATTTTTTATCTTCCTCCATAATGCGAAGAGCCTCCTTCGCAAGCTCAATCACTCTTGAAAAAGGCTCTCTTGAGAGCTCCGTGGGTCGTTCTCCCCAGAAGCGGGCCGTGTTGTAAAAAACTTTCACGGCCGTTTTCTTCCGCGCTAGTCCGTACTTGTAAAAAAATCAGACACCTTACCGATTAGGGCCATGGCGTCCCTAATCCCCAGTGCGCCGACAGCTTCCTCCGGAAGACCTGAACAGACCACAAGGTATTTGCGAAGCAATTTAAGCTTTCCATCCGGCTCGGTTTGATCACCGGGCAGGCCAAGATCGCAAATTTCATTAAAGGTCGGTTCACGCAGATCCACTTTTTCTATCCTGTTGCCTGAAACAGTGATAGGCGTCTTCAGTACGTACGAAGCCATTACGACCACCTCCCGTTAGTTCCCACAAATTTCATTGCGACAGTTCCCGCGTCACTGTCATAGTTCATCTCTCCTTCAATGAAGGCCTCTGAGAGCGTATAGCTCTTGCCGTTAGCCAATTCAGCCACCACCGTTGCCGTGTCCATAGTGGACAGTTCTTCAATCGGGAAGTCTTCATCCATTAGGAACGTTCCGTCAATGTACGGCGCGATCGGCGTCTCCTTGTAATTAACGGAGCCGTTGGTCGACACAATGCTCTCTTTTGTGGTTTTCGAAAGCGGAATGGTCAGCCCTCCGGAGATATCCATCGTTCTGCCGTTGACAGTAATGTGGCAGATTCCTGCAATTCTTGACATTAAATCACCTCTTATTCGTTAAACTGAAGACGGAACTGAGCCAATACAGCAAAGACTCTTAACTGGTTAACCAGGTCAGGCGGCAGCAATACGTCGATTCTGTTGGGGTCATCTGCGTTTCTCTCCACGACAAGATACTTAGCAAACAAATCAGCGTTTTCTACAATCGCCTTGTCCTCGAGCTTGGTATACATAGCGATAAGTTCGCCGCGGATAATGGATGGTGTAACCACTGCCTGACCGGCTCCGAACCGCGTACCGTCACTTGCGAGCTTATGACGCGGGTATTTACTTGTAATACAGCTTCTCAAAGCTCGAATGATGTAGGCAAGCGTGTGCAGAGTCTCGGAATCCAGATACGAGTTATCCTCATCACCAAAACGATTCTTTTGATACGTCGTGACGGCTCTTTCCACTCTCATGTAGCCGGATTCCGTGTACTCGGTGGCGATACCGTTTGTGAGAAGTACTTGGCGCTCACTCATGGTAAAGCGCTTGCCGTGAGGCGCTGAAGTGATGCCGATCAGCTCTAACGTTTGAGTGGGACGAGCCGGATCAATAGACAATTTAGCCGCGTTCTGCGCCCCGTAGGCCGCTAAGACCTCAATTGCCATAGAAGGAACATCCGGCTCAATACCAATAATCGTAGCGTGCTGATCATTGCGGGCCGCTCCAAACTTCTGCAGCTCGTTAATCGAACCTCGTCTGCAGGTATAAACATGACCGTACATCTGCTTGTCATACGCCCACCTGCCGCTCGTATCATTCATGACCTCTCTAAAATAGTCCAGAGATACGGTATCTGAGTACGGCATCAGGATGAAGTCGTACTGATCATCTCCCATGATGCGGGCAATATCCAGCGTCTCGAAATCAGGAGCGCCTACACCTCCTGCCATCGGAGTGATCTTTACGCTTAATCCTTCAGGCGTCTCTTCGCCTGCTCCGTAGCCCTGAATGTTCAAGCCTAAAGCGATGTCATTGCCGTTTGCGCCCTTATTCTTAGCGCTGACGGTTACATATCCTTCTTCGACTTCCGCGTCCTCTGCGCTGGAAGATGCTTCTGCCGTAACCGGAAGATCCGGCTTGCCGTTAATGACCGAAGCAATAGCCGAAGCGACATCAGCCGGAGAATCATCTACACCAACCGGAACCTGAACGCGGTCAGCTCCGATATAAACACTCAAAATGCCGGCTAAAGTAGGAAGACCCGATATCGTATACGTGCCCGAAGCCGCAGCGGCCGCTTCCGGATCACTTAACGGAATCGCCCAGACTTGGCCCGCAGGGTCGTTTTTGCGATAAACGGTATTCATTCGGGCTAATTCAGAACCGCGGCCGAATAAATCCTTACCCTGACTTTCTCCGGTAACCAGAACCGGCACAAGCGGCTCTGCCTTACCTTCGGTCATTTGACCAATAAGAAGGGTCGTTTGAGTCGAAGTGGCTAAGTTAGCCATCGAATTATCGACTTCCGCATAAAAAAGCGGCGTTCTCACGTCGCTCGGAATGTTGTTAAATGAAATGCTCATTTAGTTTTCTCCAAATCAATTAAAACTTTTGCTTCAATTCTGCCGTCGGGATGTCCCTTCTCGGCAATCACGTCAATATCGGTGTACATCCTCAGGAATCTGCCCAAGCGGTCAATATCTGCACCATGACGAGTCTGCTCATCCTTGATTTCATACTCGCAGGAAAAATCAAGCTGAAGGGTCAGAGCCGCCCGGTTTATCTCCGCAATCGACAGCCCTTCAAACTGAATCCAGTCTTTGCCCGCCTTAATGTCATCGGAACCCAGAATCGCTCTGAAGACTTCCTTTTTTAAGTCATCGGCCGCTTCCCACGCCGTCAGACCCTGCTCGTCTTCCGTATTGGAGACCATGACGAGAACGGCAAACCTGAATCTCACAACCTGCCGATATCTTGAAGATGTCGCAGGATCTTGCGGATCCTCTGAAACAGGAAGAACAAACGCGGCTGGCATCGCCTCGGTTGACACTGATTCGCTTAACTGAGAAAAAGCCCCTATTCCGTAGACCCTTTGCTCAAAAGACGGGCAGTAATTTCTGAGTTCCTCAATAATGGGTTTTAACTTCACTTCAATAAGCTCCCTATAGGTCCGGGCTTGAAAGCGTTCTGCAGAATCTTTGAGACTTCGCTTTGAAACTGAACTCTGCCGTAGGATTCAACCGCTGCCGGAATCGGGTTTGCTCTTGGCTTGACGAGCTTTCCCGCAGGAGACTGCTTAGCATGCCCCTTCCCGCGCTTGGATTTTTTCGGGGCGGCATGCCCATAAACGACAAAAGCCGGATAAAAACCCCGACTTTTGAATGCTGCGGACACCTGCTTGCCCTTTAAATATGGTTTGATCGCCACCGAAAAACCCGATCGCGACACCTTGTAGCTTAGCGACTTCTGAAAAATCCCCGTTTGCTTTCCCGGATACTGGCCCGGCAGAGACACTCCTTTCTCTGCGGATAATTTCTTCGCAATTTTTGAAACGTCCTGCCCGATCTTTCTAAACCCCTTGCGCATTGCCTTCTTATCAAAGTCAGCAAAATTCAAGGGCCTGGCAAACTCGGCTTCAATTCTTAACGGCTGCATTGAGCACCTCGCATTCAAAAAGAGTAAAGCGACCTGCGCTATTGCAGTCAGTCACTCGTTTTGCTCGATACCAAACTCCCTCGCACTCGATTTCGATCAATCTCGGAAGATCCTGCGGGCGAGTCTTTCCCTTGACATATCGAACAAAAATGCGATGAGTAATCGACTCTTCTGTTTGAACGTTGTCCCAATAGACCGATCCGCCTATCACTTCAACTTTGCACCAGCACCGCCAAAGCGGTGTGCGTTCGGTTAAGTGATCGGACTTGCCGTTTGGAAGAAGCTTGGATGAGTAAATTGAGCAGCGCCGGTTCAGATCTCCGGATAAAGGTTCAATCATTTATAAGCTCTCCACGGATCTATTAACCTTTCGAAATAGGGTGTACTCGTGAAGGACTTCTCGCTGTCAGACTCTCGGTTTGTATAAGCAAAAGCAACACTGGCGCCCACCCAAACGCGAAGAGCTGCCGGAACACTTTCTTTATCCGTACATACGGCCTCGGAATCGGATGAGTTGCGAGCGATGACATGTCGTTTCAAACGATGCTCCAGATTCTCTGTTGCAGCTCGTCCCAATTCTTCCAAGAATGCATCTTCTGAGTCGTCATCAATCCGTAAGTACCGCCGAAGATAGTCTGCATCGACAATTGATACTATTGCCTTTGATTCATACATGAGCTTACGAGCGGCCTTTCGGTCGCCCGCCTCAAAGATAACAATCTGTTATTCGGTCGTATTTGTCTTTGTTAAGACAAGGTCACCTCCGACGATACCGCTCGGACGTTCGATCGCAAAAGCCAAACGGCGGTCAGCTTTGATCGTTACCAGCCCCTTTCTAAAGTTATTGCCGTCTTCATATCCAAACTCCACGACTGTTTCCTTACGGTCATAGATCATGCAGGCCATGTTGGTATCCAGCGTCAGAAACTTACCCTTGGGCATTGCGGAGCTTTCAACAACATAGGTATCCCAGACCGGACGGTTAGACGGACCCATCGGATCGCTAAACAGATAGCGGCCGTTCGAATCCTTCAGACAGCGAAGCTTGAAGTAGTCCACCGGATTCATGATCGTCACATTTGGAGTCAGACCAACAGACTTAACTGCCAGAGCCGCAAAACCGATCAAATCAACCTGATTCGTAATTTCCGGATTAGCTGCCGGATCAAAGCCGTGTGGCGTGTAGTTTCCGGTCATCAGAAGACCGCTTAAGTTAGCATTAGTACCATCACCATTCAGAAGCTGACTTTCAACGCGCTGCTTAACGCCGTACTGGACTCGGAAGTTAATGTAATCAGCAAGAGCCTGAGAATCCTCCATGAGGTCCTTAGTCACAATGAAGCAATTCCCAATATCCTTCACGTTAGCCGTCTGGGTATCGAACTCGATTTCAGACTGCGGAATTAAATCAACGCCGTTAATTACTTCTGCAGCATTGTTGACATATTTCTTCTCACGAGAGTAGACAATCGCCTTAGAACTCGTCGGAGTATGGTGAATTGTATCTTCGAGCGTTAAAGGAGCCGCTCCGATACCAATAATGCCCTGAATACGCTGATCCGGATAAACCTTTGAATCAACCGTACTGCCCGTGCCGACAGGATTCGGATCCGTCAGTGTGACAGAAAAACCTTTACCTTTGCCAGCCGCAAACTCCAGATAGCCAGCGTCGGCTACCACTCTGGCTCCGAGAGTAAGAGGCGCTTTAACAGAATCAGAGCCTCCCGGCTGCTGTTGTTTGAGGCGACGGATTTCTTCTGCAAGACCAAGCTGCTTTTTACCAAGTTCAGCAAGCTCTGCCTTGACTTTTTCGGTTTCTTCGGTCGTAGACAGCTGTCCTAATCTGTCCTCAATATTGGTCATTGCGGACAAGAGTTTTTCAATTTCTTCGTTCATTTAAATTTTCCCACTGAGTACTTTATCGATTCGCTCGGCAACCCCGAGCACCTTGTTTAATGCTTCAGCCAAAGCAGCGTCCCGCCGCTCTTCGCTCAGCACCTTCTTCACGCGAGAAACAAGCGACAAGGCTTGTTTCCGGCTAAAGCCGCAAGAATCCCTCAAGCAGGCTTCAAAATCTCTTAGCGTCTTGATCTTCTCGATGGTTTCGTCTAGAGAATCCTTCGAGAGAGTTTCTGCAATCCTTGCCTGGCCGTCAGCAGGGAAGCTGCAGATTGAAATTTCGTAGAGCGCTGCAATGCTCAAAACCTTGATATTGCCGTTGTCATCCTCGACGTATTCACCCAAACGAATGCCGACGGATAAACCGTCTAAAGTTCCGGCTTTGAGCGCCTCATAAATATCGGCGGCAGCTCCGACTCCGAGTGTGAGTTCTCCTTCAACATAAAGACCTTTATCGTCTTCTTTGAGAGAAGTCCAATGACCAACCGGAACTGCAGAATAGTCGTGATTGAAGAACATCTTCGGGGTAGAAGTCAAGCTTTTCAGTGCTGAACTATAAGCTCCTTGAGCTATATAGAACCCATAGCAATTCAAGTTGTCATAGACTGAGGCGTAGCCCTTGATCACTCCGATCTTCTTGTCATCGGATAGTTTTACCTCCACGCCTTCTAATCTTACGGATAAGGTCTGATCCTTTTTCAGCTCTTTAGACACTATCTGGCTCCTTAGTTTTTTGGTCAACCGTTGCTTTGGCCAATGCTGAAATAGGCCTCAGCGCCGACTGCGCAAAATTGACATCGCCACCTTCCACTGGCGGCAAGTTTTCGTATTGACGTGCTTCATTAACGGTTTCAACACCGTACTGAATGGCTTTCCCGTGGATTTCCATGCGCTCCTTCATGGTTGCTCGAAGCAAGTTATCCATAGAAATTTCCACTGTGTAGAGCGTGAATTCCTCCGGCGTCATGATGCGAGCTCTCACCGCCTGCTCAATTCGCCGGCATAACGGCAACAAAGTGAACTTTTGGAAACCCAAGATAATCTGCTCAATACCGCTGCCCCATGTCGTAGCCGAGTTTGATCCAACCAGAACTGAAGGAACGCCAAACCAGCGGCAAATTTCTTCCACGGAAAAGCGTCTCGTTTCTAAAAGCTGAGTTTCAGCCGGCGTAAGCGTCAGAGGCGTATAACTCAGACCGCCTTCGAGCACGTACAAACCGGATTGGCTACCGTTGGCCATTTCGTAGAAAGTTGTTTGAAGGCGCTCTCTCTGCTCTTTGTCGAGCGTGCCTTCCGAACTCAAGATACCGCTCGGCTTATTTGCATTGCCGAACAGTGTTGAGGCAGTCTCTTGAGCATCAGCTGCTTCGCTGATCGTGGCTGCCATCATATCCAGCTTCGATGCTTTGGCAAAACGGCCGCCGACACCCTTCAGGTGAAACATAAACTCTTTAGCGATCTTCTCAGATTCACCGTCATGGAGATACTCGTATCTCAGGGTCGAGCCGTCATAAATCGTTTTCACTTGCTGAGCGTTGAGCGGCATCATCGAGAGCACTTGTCCGGACGGATCATTGGCCTCTCGTTTGAGCCGGGCGTATCCGTTGCCTCGAAGCACCATATTGAAGATAACCTGAGACCAGAACTCGACTGGCGTCATGAACTCATTCGGGCCGTCGTGCAGCAGTTTCCAAAGTTCCGTTTCCCGGGCTAAATCCCTGTTTCCGCTGTCATTGCGGTAAACGAAGATCGGCATGGAGGCCACCGTTTCAGCCAAAAGTGTCGTGCATGCCATCACAGAGGAAATCTGCAGCGCCGTTTCTTCCGAGGTCTGCCGTTTCCTTGGAACCAGCTGCAGCATCGGTTCTGTCCGCTGCACCCCTTTACTGTCGCTGAACGGATTGCCGATCGAAGAAAAAAATGAACTCAAAAACATAATTTACCAATTGAAAATGAGCGGAGAATCAAGCATCGGTGTCAGATCCACCGGCTTTTCAATCTTTCCGCCGCCGATCAGGAATGAATAGAAAGCCATGATTAAGGCCACCACTAAGTCGATCTTGTTTTCATTCCTCAGCTTGTTCGGATAAATGTTGTCTTTCGCATCGCGATGACAGACGACGTTTGAAACGCACCAATTAAAAATCGGATCATCCGGATGATGAAGCCTTCCGGACATCACTAAAGCCTCGATGGTTTTCATCGGTTCGGAGAAGTTCTGGACACTGTTGCGAACCTCGACCATGGGACAGCCCTGATCGGTTAATTCACTGGCAAGTTGTGTTGCCTGCCACGGGTCGTAAGCGATTTCCTTCACGACAAAGTCTGAGCAGCTTCGCCGGACATACTCCTTGACCTCTTCAAAATCCACAACAGAGCCTTCCGTGACCTTCAAGCGAGCCTCATACTCCCACCCGCAGTAAGAAGCGTTTTTCGCCGAATTAACAGTATCCCGAGGAAGCCAAACCTGCGGAAAAACAAAAAAATGCTGGACGCCGTTGATCGTTTTAGGAAAGAGTCTGACAGCTGCCGTCAAGTCAATCTTGGATGCCAAGTCAAGCCCCAACCAAGATTCCCGACCGTAGAAATCTGACTCTTCCAAACTCGGTTCTGCACACTCATTCCACTTTGTCAGATCCATCCAAGCCGCATCCGCATTACACCAGACGTCCAGATGCTTGGTCTTAAAGTTGTTAACCGCACTTGTAACCGTCAGTGCCTTATCTCGCAATGATTTAATCGTTTCCGGATGGACCGAGACGCCCCAGTTCGGATTGGCTTTGATCAGCGCACTGTCGCTTGTCCACTCATCTTCTTTATCAATCGAGTAGATAATTCCGAACTGATCATCCCCGCCGGCACTTTTTCCGGATAAAACTTCGATCACGTAGTTCCTTAGCTCGTAACAGATTCCGGATAAGTTGAATCCGGCTGTCGTGATAGCAAACAACAACGGCTGCAGCCGCTTACCGATAGACGTTTCAACCACGTCATAGACTTCGCGTGTTTTATGAGCATGGAGCTCGTCAATACAGGCAAAATGTGTATTGAGTCCGTCTAACGTGCTGCCTTGAGCGGATTTCGCAACGAATTTTGAATTACTGGCAAGCTGAACTATCGAATAATCCAACGCCTTAATGCCAAGTTCTCGACTTACATCTGAGCAACGCCGGACCATATCACGAGCAGTATCAAAAACTTCTCTAGCCTGCTCACGGGTAGTCGCAAATGAATAGCAATCAGCACCTCCCTCTCCGTCAAGCGCCATCATGTACAAACCGATGCTCGCTGACAGCGTAGATTTCGCGTTGCCGCGAGGCACTTCTACATACGCTCTCTTGAATCGGCGCTTTCCGCTGTCTTTACGCAGCCAGCCGAAGATTGTTGTAAGAATGAAACATTGCCAAGGCTCCAGAGTGATCGTCTGCCCTGAAAGCGGACCTTTCACATGCCTAAGATGCTCGATAAACAAACAGACTCTGGTTGCCGCCCTCGCATCGAACCGATAAGGCCAATCTTCCCGCGCGGAGCGCTCTAAATCGGATTTTTGGCGGGTACATGCCTGGCGGACATACATACAGGCAGGAATATCTCCCGACAAAACCTTGTCGATGTACCAATTAGCCTTCGCTACGTAGTTCGTCATGTCACCGTCCTGTAGTCAACCTCTGAGAGACAATCGTCCACGGCTTTATCATCGAAAAGAGACAAAGTTTTTGTATCAACCTGTCCCGGTGTTTCTCCGGTTGCAATCACCCGAGAACGAGATGACGGCGTAAAGCCGAGCTCAGAGGCAACTGACTTGAAAGGCTGTATGCACTTCACAATCAAGTTAGCCAAAAAGTTATCCCTCTCCCAGAGTTCATCCCGAAACTTAATCATGGAAATCGCACTACTGTATTTCTCCGCTACGCGGAGCTCTTCGATTTTTTTCTCCGCCTCTTCGATCTGCACGCGCAAGCGCTTTCTTTCGCGCCGATAACGGACTAGTTCAGCCCACTGTTCGCAGTATGTTTCGAACATTGCGAGGTCACATTGCTTAACCCAGCTGCCACCCTCATGCTCCAAAATAAATTTCCAATGGCATTTAGCCTCTTCGGATAAATAGTCTGGCGCCCCCGGCATATCGGTAATCCGCCCGTTCACCTTCGGTTCAAATTTATTAATCCGGCACGGCTGAGCGGTACCCTGTAGTTTCTTGATTTCGGTCGGGGTCCGTTTTCTTCCTTTCGTCACCAGAGAACTCCCTAAACACTAAACAGACAAAAGTTAAAAATTTTCCAATTTTGCACGCTCAAAAATTTGACTGAGGGCGCGGTCTCAAATGATCTCGTCATTTCACTTTTTCACCACCCCTCCCTATTAGGGAAAAGACCTTCTTTTTTATAAAATCCGAGTATTAACAGACAAAAGAAAAATATGACTTCAAATAAATCTCACGGTCCCGCTCCTTCGCAGCTTTCACAAACCAACTGGAGGGGGATAACTGCCTCTTCTTCACTATTGTTTCAAGAATGGGATAAGCTCTTCGACTCGTTATCGAATATCTGCGAAAGTTTGACAAAACCTTTAACTGACTTTCATTCAAAAAGTCAGAGGCTTTTTCATTACCTTGAACAAATCAATAAATCAGAGGAGCTACCTGATTTAGATGTTTTTTTAGGAACATCCAAGCTTCAAAAAGACATCTCGCAACTGTTTCAAAAAGTTGCTGACATAGACAAACAGTTATCTCAAATTGGCTTAGACCAAGCAAAAATTTTCCACTCTCTTGAGTCATCTATTGTTAAGAGTTTAAAACCCTTTTCAAACACCAATTCTTTACTGAATACCATTGTAAATCGTCCCATTAAACTTCTGAACACCCCACGCACTGAAGAGCTGCTCTTTAACCTTCGGAGGCTTGAAAAATGCAAGGCATATTTTGGAAAGATTGACTCCAAAACTCCTATACGAGAGATTCTTAAATCCTTAGAAGGCGTCCCGGAAGAAGAGTATGGGAATGTACTGTTAAGCAAGTTCGGGCGGTCCAAAAAGAGAGGCAATGCAAGAAGAGTCAAAAGACAGGCAAAGAAAATCTTTAATTACATCCTTTACCTTTATAGTCTGTATACATTCCTAGCTTTCCTTGGAATTCCTCTTCCTGCTTCCTTTCCAGAATTTATTGAAGTAATTTTTCAACAACCAGTACAAAGCATTCAACAAACAAAGCAAAATCCACCCATAAGCAAGGGATTTGACAAACAGCTGCTCGTAGCGTCCTCCAGAAAGCGTAAAAAACGCAGCCACAAATATCGTCGTAAATAAAAAAGCTGTATCTATTTTCATAGCATCCTTTTGGTTTCCTTCGATAAGAACTTATGAATAGCGATTGGTGTTTCCGAAGCCGCCATCTTCAGCAGCCGTCTTTAGATCGTGATGTCTTTTGCACAGAGGCTGCCAGTTATTTCGATCCCAAAATAACCGTTTATCCCCCTTATGCGGAATGATATGATCTACTACCGTAGCCAATCGTGGAAAACCTTCGGCCTCGCATCGGACACAGAAAGAATGACGAGCCAGAAAACTTTCCCGGGCTTTTCTCCATGCAGAGGAATATCCTCTAGAGGCTGCTGACCCTCTTTCTTGATCGAGCTGGCGACGGCGGTCTGATCTTTCGTCCTGAGCAATTTGCTTATGCTGCTCGCAGTAGGAACCGGAGTTACGGAAAAGTGCACCGCAGCCGGGATAGGCGCAGTGCTTTAACGGAAATACTGGCATAAATTCACATTAATTGGCCCGGTTGTTAGGCACAGCCGGGAAAGCCTTTCCTTTATGATTAAGTTTCCACACATAATCAAGGAATAATTCAATGCAAAAACCTTTAACAGATTTCTTCCAAGACCTCACTGAAGAACAACGTTCCCGAGTTTTAGACCTTATTGATACCCTCTCTGAAGATGTTCAATCTGTAGTGTTTCCGCCGGTTACTTATATGTCCGTCATGTCCCCGGTAAATAGCCCGGTCGCAACTCATTGGGTTGACATGGAAGCATTTAAAGTAATCAAAAACGCGCATATTCTTAATATTCAATTTCAGAATTATTATGAATTTTTTGCTTTACATGAAATCATCCTTCTCTTGAAAGGGGAAAAACCTAAGGAATACATTGCCACTCTCAATAAAAACCTTCCATTAAGCCAAAAAGCAAAAAACACGGCTAAATTCATTCTTATCCAAGCTTCCACAGCAACAATTTTGATTGAGCTTGCCAAACTCCTTAAGGTTCTTTCGCAATAAAGAACGAAAACACCACAAATAGCGAAATAACTATTTTCATCGGAAGGGGAGCCGGAATCACCGTCTCAATAAAATGATCGACGCCTCCGGCTAATCCGATACCTGCAAAGCAAACGAAAAATTTATACAAAAAATTTCGCTTCGTAACCTTAGTAAACTTAAGCATCATTCCTCCAAAGAAAATTAACCCGATTAAAGGCTAAACAGCCGTTTGTTAAACGCTTGATAAGAAAGGTACAGGAGGATGATTGAGAAGTTTTAAGTGCGCTAGCGAGGCTCTTAATGCACTCACTGCCAAATTTTATGAAATTATGCCCTTTTTTCGAGGCAAATGGGACATAGGGAATTTTCCTAATACTATTCACGTGATTTCTCCGTTTTCTCTAATTCGGCCTCAATCGCCTGATCCGCGGCGCATAAATACCGAAACAACGTTCTGCGGTTAATCTGCAGCCGATTCGCGGCTCTTGTCATGCCGATCCATTCACGGCCGCCGTAAAGCGCATAGACAGCGTCACGAAGCGGAGAAGGCAGTTCTCTAATTATTCTTTCCAGCTGCATCATCCGGAAATCAATTCCTGACGCGTTGATCAAATCATTCGAGCAACGGGTCTTATCAACGCCAGTACAGTTGTCTACAGCCAGCGGACAATGGAGTCTGCCGCGAATCCTGTTTCTCCACTGAAACCACAACGTTAAAAGCCTTTTGATCCACTGGATGCGATTCATATCTTCTTACCTGATTAGTTTTTCTTTGCTTTTTTCAATATTTCTTCACTGTTCATACTTAACAGTGTTTTGTTCAGACCCTGTTCATACCTTTTGTTCATACCAAATTTTTAAATATTTATTTGTTTTTATCATCTTTTTTACTAATCTGTTCATACTGTTCATACCTTAATTAACTCTCATACGCGCGAAACACTCTTTACACATCCGTTTATTCCTCTCGCGCGCACGCGCACACGTAGGAGTTTGGCTATAGGTCTGAACAGTATGAACACAGCACAAATAACTATCTGTTTATAAATAAAAAAAGACTGTTCATACCTGCCAATCTCCCCGCCTGAACAGGGTATGAACATCGGCAGGGTATGAACATTAAAATTAAAGGGGTTCATAGTTTCTAAACCTCTCTCGGGCCTTGTAGATTGATCTCTGGAACTTCAGTACACCATCCTCGAATTTTTGCTTCGGCACTTCCGACCACGACTTTCCATCCACGATTGTTTCAGGCCAATAAAGCTGTTTTTGCATCGTGACCAGGTTCGTGAAGACGGATGTATCAGGAGGCCCGTCATAGAGACTGACGCGCCTTCGGGCAGACCCAAGCCGATGCTTGCAGTAAGTTGTAAAGACCTCGCGGTTCACAGGACGCTCCCCAGACGCCTTGCACCACATCTGATAGGCGTCATAAAGGTGCCAAGCGACCGCAGGCACAGCAGGAAACGGGGTGTCTCCCGCCTGCCATTCCTCAATAAACCGAATGCTGTTGTTGCTGCCTAACTTTTTCAGCTCAGCTCTTGCTTCTGTCTCCAGCGGACGAGTGTTTTCATCAAAATCTTCAAGGTCTAAGGTCAATAACCAACCATACAGAGCGGCCGCGCCTCCATTGTTGATTTCTTCAGCAAGCGCCTGAAAATATTCAGGCGGTGAATACTCTTCGAACCGAATCGCCATATAGCGCCGATCTTTCGGGTCCAAAATACCCGGCTGCTGTTCGTTGGACAGAAAGACGATATTTGTCTTATTAACCTCAAACCGAGCGGGATAGCCCTTCTCATTGATCGTGTGCGTCGGATTCGTGACTAGGTTTTTCAGCATCCCCTTCAGAGTCCGCTTATCCTGATTCGTCACAACCTCTTCGCCAACCATAAACAGCTTCTGAGATATCCAGCCATTGAAATCCGATTGGATCATTGTCTGGTTAACTGAGCAGCCATACTTACCGTAAATTTTGGCAATGACATTGAAGAAAATACTTTTACCGGTACCTTCTCGTTCGCCATAGATCATTAAGCCGGAAGCCATCTTGGCACCCGGATGCTGCAGAGGATAGGCAAGCCAAGAAGAAATCCAATTAAAAATATTTTCGTCTTCGCCGCAAATCTTAAAGAGGTGTTCGATCAGGAGATGGCACTTACTCGTATCGTACGTTGGAACCAGAGGCCAGCCCTCAAACATAGAAATCGAGCCTTCAGGAACCTTTTTAGGGTCCGGTTCAAAAATGAGCTGTTCCGGCTGAATGATTCTTCGGTTTCCAAACAGTCCTTGTAGCCACGATGAAACGAGTCTGCTGCCGTAGTACTGTTTGATAAATGAGATTTTTGCCAGACGGTGATAAACGAGGTCCCAACAAGTGTCCGTATTGTCAATCGCAACGTAGCGATCAGCCAGTACTCGGAGAATCGTCTTGTCGTTTTCCGTAATCTCGTTCGTCTTGGAAGTGCTTCTACCCCTTTTTGCCGCCCTCACGGGCGTCGCAGACGAATACTCGAGCTGTTCGCGAACAACATTAATGCCTTCTTCAGAGGCGAGATCGTTGAAATCCGTACCCCATGTCTTCTGATTTGAAAACCTCGGAATGAACACGCAGGCGTTGACTCTAGCCGCGGCAATGTTGGCCTTGACGATGCCGGTATTGTTCAGGGAACGATGAGAGGGACGTGTTCTGTCGCCGATCCATTCCTCATACTCGACGCACGCTTCTCCGTCCTTTTTTGACCACCACGCGCGCACACGGCCGCCGTCAAAACATTGATCCTGAGCGGCGCTTCTGGATGAGTGCACCTGCAGATCGATGCCGAATCTGGAGGCGCATTCCTCGCGCAGTTTTCTCAAATAGTGGGCGTCATTGTCTGCGGCGATACAGATTTTTGAGTCAGGGTATTTGGCCCGCAGCGTTTCTGCAACAGGCAGCAGGTTGCCGGCAGAAAAGGCGACGATGACCGGTTGACCGACTGCCTCAAAAATTGAGCATCCTGTAGCCCAGCCTTCTGTTAAAAAAACGACCTCCGGTTTCTCGGGCAGAGTCCCCAGAACTGCAAACGAGCCTTTAGTTTCGGTACCGGAGAGAAATTTCTTCTGAAAAGCGTGCGTGCCCTCAGCGGTATCGTCGGGGAAGATTGTCTGCAGACCGACGAGCGTCTCTTCTTTCCACACAGGAACTAAGATTTGATTACGTAACTGGCGAGCTCCGATCGGACGGATTTTTTTTGATCTCACATACGGATGAGAAGCGGATACAGAGTCAGCTGCCCTTTCCCACATCTTTGCGGCTTTCTCTCGGGCAGATTTACGACGCTCTTCGAGCGCCTTATCGATAACCTCCTGATCGGCCTTTTTACGGCTTTCGAGTTCTGTCCACTCTTCGCGAGTCCAGCCCTTCCTCGAGTGTTCGATTTTGTAGGTTTGGCTGCCGATTCCAAAAGTACCAAAATAATAGATTTTGCCGTTTGACAGCGATTGCTCCCAAATTCCATACCAGGCATCCTTTCCGCGCTTGAAATTTGAGTTATTGGGCTTGAATCGCCTCCAATTCCGACCGTTGACGATCAGGTCATGACCAGGCGGCAGATCAATACCGACTGCCGACATCTGTTCTTCAATTTCTCTGAGATTGTGAGCCATATCAGACCTCGTTTAGACCTCATTATTTTTAAAAGGGTGCGGACCTGAGCGATGGAGGAGGTCTATTCTCCAGCCGTTGCAATCGGCCGCCGTGTCCGCATTGATCGGTATAAAAACAGTTAAGAGGCCTTCCCCAAAGCGTGAGAAAATAAAGGTTCCAAACTAAATTTCAAAACGCTAGGGAGAAGGCCATGGAAAGCGATAAATTGGTTGAAATACTGAAATTTCTGTTGGGTAAATGCACTGTGGTTTTTAAATTTCTTACTAATGCAAGAGGACCGAGCCTGAGAGGCTCTCTGGATCATCCGATCAACTTTGGCGGCAAAAAGCTTTATCCCGTCTATCTGACTCTCACGCCGGGGTCGGTCAACTTTACCTTCCATAGAATTCAATGCAATTGCCCTATGATTCTTCCTACCGAGCCGTACTACCCGGAAGTCTTCTTCGCTGTAGGCTCTGAACCAGAGAAGTACTACCCAGGAAAGCAGGCGCCGAACCCGTACTTGAAAACCATTACTCTCGTTAAAGACGGCGCACCCGCATACGAACTTTTCTTTGTAGACGCCGAAGGAAAAGACCTCATTGAGTTCACGATTGACGAGGGCAAAAAAGCGAGTTGGTTTCAAGTTTCTCTCAAATGGCGGCAATCGGTGGTTTAGATAGTTCATAGCAATCTCACAAGTTCATCCAAAACCAACCAATCGCATAGATGCCGCCGAGAAACAGGGCGACATACCAAATTAGAGACAGCACCAGCGTCATCAGAATTCCGATTACGGTAAAAATTTCATCCATAACTACCTCTCCAGATAAACGAGCGCTGCGCTCAGAGCAATAAACAGCACAAGCAGCACCAGGCAAAATTTCATCGTGCGCTCTAACGAATACGAGCCATTGATGCGATCCAGTCGACGCGCATCCAGCTCCTGCAATTGCCTCTCTAAGCGTCTGCCTGCTTGGGTTCTTTCTTCTTCTGTCATTCGTTTTCTCCGGATTCGCTTTCGTCTGCCGAAACGGCCTGCTGTTTGTCTCATGTTTCTCTAGGGATTTAGTTTTGATTCTGTTACTGGCGATGTGCCGGACTCAACGGCATTGGTGCGGCATCGTCCGGCAAACTCCGGCAACTATCTCTACCTCTGCCGGAATCGCCCAACAAATGCCGTAACGTTGCCGTGTCGACGCCGTGGAGTTCGTAGTCCTGAATGCGTAAATTGAGGGCATCACGTTTACGGAGGTCTCTCATGACTCGTTTTTTTGCCCACGCATCCATTACGTCTCGAATAATCGAGTTCTGTGATCGGTCCGGATCGTCTGAAACGATCTGGCGAATAACCGACATCGTTACGTCAGTGAGCATCGCCCTGACCTCGTTTGTCCCTTTGTCTCTCATCGTTTTTTACCAACTCCCAGGCCTGTTCTGGCGTGATTTTTCCGAGGCGTATGGCTGCGCCGATAACTTCGTCCTGCTGACGAGTTGTCAGTTCATTAGGCCAGTTATGAATTGCGCCACGAGTTAAACCCAACGCTCGGCCCAATGCGGCTCCTGTTTTGAAAATTGCGATTGCTTTTTCTTTCCTCATACATAAATTGTATATGAGCATAGACACGCTTTGTCAAGTCGATTCGTCCATCCTCATACACAATCCAATCAATAAACTATCCGTATGAACACTGTTGCTGAAAGACTTGCTTATGCACTAGCTATCAGAGGACTTTCTCAGTCAGAATTGGCCAGAAGAGCGGGAATTACTCGAGGCACTATCTCAAATGTCATGAAAGGCGTTGCAAAAACCTTTACGGCAGAGGTAGCGTTAAAAGTTGCCCGGGCTTTAGATGTTGATCCATATTGGTTAGTTCTTGGCGAGGGTAGAGCGACCAACGACACTATCCAGAGAGGAATTCCGGAAGAAGCCAGTGAAGTAATTAGAAAATTGTCTGATGATTCGCAACAAATTGCGATAAACATCCTTAGACAATTGAAGTAATTTTAAAAAAAAGTATATCTGAATAGACATTCTTTAAAAAGTCTATTACCATAGACGCATCTCAACACGAGGTGCGTTATGCAAAATCAATCAAAAACCACAGTATTTATTTTCTTCTCAGAGTCGCAGGCCATTGCGTTTTCTGAGGCCGCCCGCACGCTGCTGACGTGGGCCGGCACATGCTGCATGACAACTCAGCATGCACAGCCAACCAGAACGCTCTGGAGCGACTGCGTTCGCATCCTCTCGCAACGAATGAATGACATGCCGGAATAAAAATGTCAAAGCTCAGCAAGATATTCAACAATGCGATAGAGGAGATGGCCGCAGAAAACAGCTTGAAAACTGCAGTCCCCGGACCCGTCGCAAAACTCAACGTATCAATCAATCTGCCAGACGACCAATCGCTCAGTGTTTCATTTGTGAGTTTGATCAGCCAACAAACTGAGGGCGATCAGAAATTCATCACGATTCTGACCAGCGCTCAGGCACAAACTCTGGCAGCAGAAATTCTCAAAGCGCTAGCTGAAATCAAGGAAGAAAATGGCATCAGTCAATAAAGTCATTCTGCTCGGGAACCTCGGCTCTGATCCAGATGTCGACACCCTGAAAACCGGAACCAAAATCGCTAAATTTTCTCTGGCCACCACCCACGTCCGCAAAAACGATCGGAACGAGCGAGTCGAATCAACCGAATGGCACCGAGTGACGTTTTTCGGCCGACTGGCCGAGATCGCAGAGCAATACATGATGAAAGGCTCCAGCTGTTACGTCGAGGGACGCCTCAAAACTGACCGTTGGGAGGATTCAAACGGCCAGACACACTACTCAACGCAAATCATTGGTGAAACGCTGCAGTTACTAGGCAGCAATATGCGGAGGTAAGCATGGAACAAAAATCCAAAGCCTGGCAGAAGATAACGGGCATAAACACAGAAATCGTTCGTAAAACCTTGTCTGTCAAACAAAGCATCGCTCAATCAGTCGATCTTCCTGCCGATACTACTCTTATTGACCTGATAGAGGGCAGCAGGGTGGAGCTAGCGGATGGCTCTGGGATGAGCTTTGCTGTCCTTCATTTTGTTGATGCCAATGACAATCGGTTTGCATTCCTGGCAAGTCCGCTGGAATTGGAGGCTGTGCGGAACATGTGCATGGATATTTTGAAAGACATGAACCGTGGCGCCGTCAGCACTCCTCAATAAAAACACACGGAGGTAATTATGGATAGGAACAATCGAATTTTTGAAAGGGTCAAGGACTCATTAAAACAAAACAACAAAAATCTTTCTCCCGAGGATTTGGAGGTTGTGAAATGCATCTTTGCCGCGCTTGTTACAGGGGCGGCTGCAGGTAACGAGCGAGACACATACAGCACTGCCTCCAAATTGTTAAAAATCGCAGAAAGCTTCGGGCTTATCAAGAATCCGCCTTCTTGCGATTAGTTCTTTTGGTTCCCAGATAAAGCAATTGATTATGAAAACAGGCGAAAAATTCACATTCATCCTCAGCGAACGAGAGGCCGGCATCGTTCTGGCAGCGCTCGAGTTCGTTCTGAAATTATGGGTCCTCGTCCCGTTTAGAGACGAGAAGAGTGAGCTGGAAGCAGTCAACACCCTCGTTCATCGTCTCATGACTGAGGGCTGTCAGATAAAAACGGAACTGGAGAAAAACAATGCTCAGCGACTATAAAAAATCTGTTCATTTTGTCCTCGACATTGAGACACTCGGAACGCGCCCTGGATGCCCAATCCTGCAAATTGGCGCTGTCAGAGTAGAGTCCGGCATCGCAACCAGACAAAACGAATTTTTTGCCTCTGTCGGATCAAACATGAGGATCGGACTGAACACATTGGAGGCGGCGACACTGCAATGGTGGCAAGCGCAGCATCCTCAGCAGTTCGAGGAAATACTCGACAACAGTGAAAATCACGAGATTGCAGATGCTCTGGACGGCCTCATTGAGTTCTGCACTCCCGTGAGACGAGGAGAGTGTCAGTTTTTTTGGGCCAAACATCCGTCGTTTGATTTTCCGATTCTCGACGCTGCGTTTGAAAAATTCGATCGACCGACTCCATGGAGATTCTGGCAAATCAGAGACATTGCCACGCTGGAGGACGAATTGTTTATTAAAAACGAGCCTGCCAAAAACGACCACAACGCACTATTCGACGCAATCAACGAGGCAAACGTTCTCATCGATGCGGTCTGGGGAGACGAATATGATCGTTAATTTTAAATGTACAGATCAGGATGCAGTGCGTATCCAGAAGTGCCTCTGGCACGGATTTCATGATTTCTGCGATGGCGGATTCAGCGGAGGAGGCATGCTCCACGAGTTTCAAGGCTCATGCAACATCCTGGACCAAGCGTTCCGCGAGGCTGATCGCATCGAAAAGTCTTCCGACGGTGGAATCTATATCACGGAGCAAGATGCTTACTGGATTCTGGGACTGATGAAACGAGTTGAACGAGCAGGAGCCGAATTATGTGGAAAAGGCTCTGTTGCCTGGCAGGGCGGCCCTAAAAATCTTCAATACTATCTAAAGGCGACGCTGCAGGCGCATGAAAAATGCAGAAAAGACCACAAGACGGAGGCGAAAAATGATTGAAAAACTCACATTCCCTGAGGCCGCCAAATACCTACAAATCTCAGTCAGCACACTTGAGAATTATGTGGCTGGCGGTTATTTTAGAAAAATCAACGGAAAACGGATATTTGTCGCTAAAGACTATGGTTTTCCACGCCCGTTCTTACGAGGTGGCGTTCGTTGTTTCAAACGATGCGACCTAGACAAATGGGAAAAGCAGCAGATGTCTGCGTAGACATAGAATAAGGCCCTGCGGGGCCTTTTACAATTTTAGGCCAATCTTTTCCATAAGTTGTGTAGCTCATGAGACCAAATCAGCAATTAATTTGTCATATTCATCCTGCTCTTGCAGGGATTTCATGATTGCGTCTGTTTGTCGTTGATCCCGACCGTGATTCCTCAAAATATCTTCAATTTTAAGCGGCAGCCTAAATTTCCCAGGGGGGTGCCACTCAGGGCAATGTTCAGTGGTATGAGTCAGCTCTACTAAGTCAAATGCATCATAGTGACCATACTTCTCATAAACCTTATCAAGGATCTTAATTGCAGCATCACTTAAGTGGTCGAAAGAATTTATGGTGAAGTCCCCCTTCTTAAGAGAGAACATGTTTTGCGCATTGCATTCAATCCATTTTGACCAGTAAGGATCTAAATCTATTATGTGGAATCTGTCTAAAGTGTTGGAAAGAACCGGCCCACACGGTAATGAAAAAAGCTCATCCCCAGTAAGTCGGCTTCCATGACTTAAAAGAAATTCTCGCTCGGAAAAGTACATAAACTTCATAATGTTAATGTACCTTACCGGTTGCTTCGCCTTCCAAAGGAAGTAAGCCGCAACTTGAGCCACTGTCTGCTCCTTGTACATATGCCTCCTCTTTTTTTAAGAACGAAAACAACAAAGCCACAATGCACAATGAGTTAGTTTTCCATTGTTTTATATTGTTGTTTTAGTCTGTTACAGACTCTCATAGACTTTCTTGAAACAATAAGTTGCCCATTCGTTCATCATTTCCCTGCGGCGCTTGAAGTGTTCGTTTCTCTCGTACGCTCCGTTATAAATGTCCTTCACCTTATGATGCAAACAGAGTTCTGCAATTCTTGGATCAAAGCGCCTATCGTTTCCTAAAGAATCATCTTGAGCCCACGTTCTGAAGGTTGCTCTGGCGACACCGTGCAAGGTTGGTCGTACCGATTTTCCCAACTTTGCGGTCTGCGCTGCATCGATCCAGTCCTTCCCTGAATCTTTAATAAGCCGGGAAACCATACTGTCAGACAACGCTCTTCCCAAACTATTTTGAAAGATCAGTCCCGACGCATTATCCGGTTTGAAGCCTTCCAGCCAATTAATCACAATTTCCGGAAGCGGTACGATGAGAGAACCGTTTTCAGACATTTTCAACTGTTCAGGCGGAATAACCCATTCTCGATTCTCAAAATCAATCTGCTCCCACGTTGCCAAACGAGCAGTTCCGGAGCGAGTTGCGGTGAGTACGGAAAACAAGAAACAACGGCCTGAAGCAGTATCTCCAAAACGGTCATAAATGCAGCGAAAAAGAGACGGCAGCTCCGCAACGGAGATAGCGCCTCGATTTTTAGTGACATGTCTCTCTCGTGGCAGCAAATACTGAAGAGGGCCGGTCCTATCTGCGGGATTGGAAATCGAAGTTAAATTTTTAGCAATTGACCAATTAAATACTTGACGGGTAAACCTCAAGCAGCGATCTACCGTATCCGGCATATGCCAAATCGGCTGAGCAATCGAAGCGACCAATGCCGGCGTTACCTCATCCAGAAAACAATCCCCTATCACCGGAAAGACATACATTCGCATACGGCCATTAAAAACTTTATGAGCCTTATCCAACTCCTGCCAATTCCCTACTTCAATATTCCAGGCAGCGAATTTTTCTGCCGCTTGACGGAATGTAAGTCTGGTTGGAGACTCTCCGGTTGATTTTTTTCTTTCAATAAACGCTAGAAATTCCTCGTCGTTCATACCAGAGAGCTGAGCAGCGCTTTTTCGTGCCTCAGCAATTGAAACCTTAGGGTATGAGCCGAGAGCAACCTCTCTTGCTTTACCCGAACAATATCGTCGAAAAATCCAGTTACGATATTTTCCTCGGACTCGAAAACACAAACCGGGAGAGGCTGCATCTGTATACTTCCCATTCGGCAGCTCACAATCCAGCGCTTTAACCGTAAACCTCAT